GTTAATGAACCCGTCAATAGAATTGCTAAGAAGAAGAAAATTAGTGTAGTGAAAGCATTACATAATGGTATGCTTGATGCATCACCATTCCAACTGATGAAACCCTGTCTGGTTATGGGGGAGAAATTAGGAGGATTAATGACGAAGCTTTCAGAGAAGAAGCTTAGCAATAAGTATGTGCCAGAAGAAGACGTAATACAATACCACCCGAGGGGATTGAAGAAGTTGGTAACTAAAAGATCAAAGTTCGACTTTAACAATCCAATTAACCATTTAACAGGACAAATTGTTTCAAAGAAAGATCAGCATGTTGCAGGTAAAGAAGTAGTTGATGATAAATATATCATCCCACAATTATACATGCATCTTCGGAGAAATGAATTCGAAAGTTATAAGAGTAGGAGTGAGAAAATGGCGCATATGACGAAGTTAGCTGTGAAATTGGATTTAAAATTGGACAATGCTAAGGACTTAAATCGATACTTTCTTACGATCCAGAAAGTTGTTGATTCAAATGATACTAAATTTTTGCTACAGGAAGTCAATGAAAATCATAGTAGATCAAGATTGAGACGACTAGTGGCGAGATTTAGTAACCAACCTTTTTAAATCACCCCCAAATGTTGCCTGTAGGAGGTTCGCACAATCTTCGTTTAGAAGGTTCCTACATTACAGCATTATGTCAAGAAGGTGCGAAATTGGAAGACCTTGCTAGTTGGAAAAGATCTGTTTGTGAAAAGAATAAGCTAAACATTGATTGTAAACCACCAAAGTATGAGATAATATATGATATACCAAAACTGATTAAACAGGATAAATATATCATGCATAACTGTCAACATAATGAATTTATAGGTTTAAGGAATAGATACCTTAAATCAACGCAGAATGAAGTAAACTATGATACCAACATAGTGGAAAGAATTCTGGATGAGTTATGTGACAAGATGCGACCGCATTGGGTCAGACCAGCTACTCTAAAAGAGTTCATGGATGACAAGAAGGGAAAACTTTGGAGGCGTTATGCAGACACTATCAAGAAAATCAATGAATATGGCTTTGATTTAGAGAAACACTCTGGGACATCAGCTTTTGTTAAGAATGAATTATACGATGAACTAAAACCACCACGTATGATTATTAATAGGGATACTAGATTTAATTTAGCTTATGGACGCTATACAACTGCATTAGAGCATTGTATGGTCAAGGTGCCACAGTTTAGCAAAGGGAAGAATTTTATAGAACGAGGAGCTCAATTTGAGGAGCTTGTTTACGACCCTTTCTGTGACATCTTGGAAGGTGATGCTTCAAAATTTGAAGGTACACAACGTCCAGAGTTATTAGTTAGAATAGAGTTAGGAATTTGGAAAAGGTTGTTAGGGAGAGTTGAGTTTTTATATATCAGGAAATTGTTTTATCAGAAATTAATTAAAAGAGGATATACACAAAATGGAGTTAAATTTTCATTTTTTGGATGTAGAGGTTCTGGTGATCAAGATACTGGTTTATTTAATTCAATTTTGATGTGGGTTGCTTGTAGATATTTTGAAATTATTAACAATTTCAATTGGTCAGGCAACTTTTGTGTTGATGGAGATGACAACATTATTAAAATTCCTAAAAATCTAGATTTCATTAATACATTTTCAGCATTTGGCTTTGATGCAAAACTAATCGTACGTCACGACTACCATGATGTAGATTATTGTAGCGGCAAATTTATACAGATCAATAAGATGAAATTCATGTACGTCCAAAATATAATTAAGATAATCAATAATATGAGTTATTTTAGGAAGAGACAATTTGAACATTGTAAGAAAGAATATTACCATTCACTTGGTTATATGTATAGTATAATCTATAAGGACATACCATTGTTCTCAGATTTTGCTAATTTCTTACTACGCTCCACTAAAGGTGCTCATATTAAGACAGAGATTTTGAAAGAGCTTAATCCAATGTATGTTGAAGTGTTACGGAATACTAATTATAAAGAGATTAGTATAGATGAGAACATTAGGATTGAGTTATGTATGAGTTTTGGTATGACAACAGGCGTATATGAAAACATCAGAGAATTCTATAACAACACCCATATAGAATTCAAACTTGAAGAAAGCAAGAGGTACAAGTCAGGAGGAACAGCGCGGATGTGTCTAGATCAGGAAGATTTCATTAAATGTGAAACCTTACTGGATGGAGTTTGAAAATGAATCGGGCTTATAATAGATTCAATTTAAACTCCAAGAGCGTTGTTCACATTTGGGGG